AAACGCCAAAACTACTATCAGTCACTAAAAACTTTCGGCACTTTCGGTCGTGGTTGGACACGGCGTGTAAACGAGACCACTGAAATGGCTCTTGAGATGTTGGATTAATGTATTTGAACGCAACATTTTTATTTACATCATTATTCTTACTCATATTAGGTCTTTTTGCGTATGAATACTATGAAGGTAATCGGCGCATAGAAGAGAGAAGAATCGAACTTTCAGTGTCAGATATGTCTTGACAAACCGTATAAACTTTGATATATTTACAGCATGAGATTCTATACAAACACATATACTCGTGGCAATCTTGTCTACATTCGTGGCTATGATAATGGTCGGCGTTTCGTAGACAAGATTCCTTATTCCCCAACATTCTATCTGGCTTCAAAGCGAGATTCCAAATTCAAAACAACCAACGGTGTGCCTGTTGAGCCAGTTGAGCAAGGGTCTATTCGTGAAGCCAGAGATTTCGTAAAGCGATACGAAGATGTATCAGGCTTCACTGTCTACGGCTCAACCATGTATGAGTATACATGCCTCAATGAGAAGTATGGCAATGATTATGATATCGACCATATTCGTATTGCTAACATCGACATTGAGGTTGGTTCCGAAGAGGGCTTTCCTGAACCAGCACTGGCTAATCAGCCGATCACTGCTATCACTGTCAAACAGAAAGGTAGAGTGTTTGTGCTTGGTGTTGGTGAGTTTAAGAATGAACGACCTGACGTTATGTATGTGAATTGCAAGACCGAAGATAAACTGATTATGAACTTCCTTGATCTCTGGGAAAAACTTGACGCAGATATTGTCACTGGTTGGAATGTTCGGTTCTTTGATATTCCTTATCTGGTTAATCGTATTACCCGTCTGATGGGTGAGAACATGGCCAAGAGAATGTCTCCTTTGCGTAATATGAATCATCGCAAGATTCAGCAATGGCAACGAGAGCAAGAGTGTTATGAACTCGCTGGTCTGGCGACACTAGACTATCTTGAGTTATATCGCAAATTCACATATTCACAACAAGAATCATATCGTCTTGATCATATCGCCCATGTCGAAGTTGGCGAAAAGAAACTTGACTATTCCGAGTTTGCTAACCTGCACCAGTTGTACAAAGAAGACTATCAGAAATTCATTGAGTATAATATCAAAGACGTTGAACTGGTTGAGCGTATTGATGACAAGATGAAGTTGATTGAGACCGCCCTAGCGATTGCGTATGATGCTAAAGTGAACTATGCAGATGTATTTACTCAGGTTCGTCTGTGGGATGTTCTGATGCACAACTATCTACTCGACAAGCGAATGGTAGTGCCACCAAAGAAGTCTAGCATCAAAAACCAGCCATATGCTGGTGCTTATGTCAAAGACCCACAAGTCGGTATGCATAAGTGGATCATGTCGTTTGACTTGAACTCTCTGTATCCACATCTGATTATGCAGTACAATATCTCACCAGACACTTTCGTTGAAGGTAAGTTGCATAACACTAGCATTGAAAAACTGCTAGAGTGTGATGTGCCTGACACTGAGGGTTATGTCATGGCTGCCAATGGTCACTTCTTTGAGAAAGACAGACAGGGCTTTCTCCCTGAGATGATGCAGACAATGTATGATGAGCGTGTTCTCTATAAGAAAGAGATGATTACCGCACAAAAAGAACTAGAAAGCACCACCGACAAAGGTCGAAGATATGAGATCACAAAGAAAATCTCCAAGTATAAAAACTTGCAGATGGCTAAAAAGATCCAGTTGAACTCTGCTTATGGTGCGCTTGGTAATCAATACTTTCGTTTCTTTGATGTTCGTCAAGCTGAAGCAATTACCATGTCTGGTCAACTTTCGATCCGCTGGATTGAAGAGCGTCTTAATGAATATCTGAACAAACTGCTTGATACGGAGGGTAAAGATTATGTTATTGCGTCAGATACGGATTCAGTATATATTACTTTTGACCACCTTGTTGATAAGGTGCTTAAAAAAAGAGAAGAAGAGTCGCAAGATTCCTTTTGTGGGCGGGTGGTCGACTTTCTTGATAGAGTCGCTACAGAAAAAGTCGAACCTTTTATTGATAAGTCTTATCAAGACCTTGCCGAAATGATGAATGCGTATGACCAGAAGATGTTCATGGCTAGAGAAGTCATCGCATCGAATGGCATATGGACTGCAAAGAAGCGTTACATGCTCAACGTCTATGATAATGAGGGTGTGAGATACACCGAACCCAAACTGAAAATGATGGGGATCGAAACTGTCAAATCATCAACTCCGGCACCATGTCGTGATGCTCTAAAGAAAGCCATCGACATCATTCTGAATCAGAACGAAGAGAGTGTTCAAAAGTATATCTCTGATTTTAGAAAAGACTTTGGTAATCTGCCATTTGAAGATATCGCTTTTCCTCGTTCTCTTTCCGATCTAAATAAATATGATAGTAATAACAGAGACAATCTAGAGGTGTTGAAAGGCACACCCATGCATGTGCGTGGTGGATTGGTATACAATCATCTAGTCAGACTACATAAACTAGATAAAATATATCCTCTGATCAAAGATGGTGAGAAGATAAAATTCTGTTATATGAAAGAGCCTAATGGCACTGGACAGAATGTCATCTCAATCATTAATGCTTTACCACCAGAGTTTGATCTAAGCAAGTATATCGACTATGATATTCAGTTTCAGAAAGCATTCACCGATCCTCTCAAGGGTATTCTTGATGTGATCGGCTGGAAGACTGAGAAGATCGGTTCTCTTGAAGATTTCTGGAAATAGAGAAGGAACGAATATGACAGATTTTGATTTTGGCTTCACAGCCGTAACCGAAGAAGAACTTGAAGCGGTTCAGCAAGCAAAAGAAAATGTTGCTGAGACTGAGGAAGGTCTTGACAAACTGCAAGAAAAATGCGATAATCTATACAACATGATAAAGCCATTGCTGAACAATCTAGCCGCAAATCCTGACAAGGATTATATCTACTGGCCAGGTGATGTTCGTATGAAAAAAATTGAAGAATTTAGTGATCAACTAGACGGAGTTTATAACGGATGAGTTTTCTTAATAATGTAATTGCTGGCATTGATAATACAAATATTATTGCCACAGGTGAGAATAGTTCAGAATTTTCTGGATCAATCGACACAGGATCGTATATTCTAAATGCGGCTATGTCTGGTAGTTTGTATGGTGGTGTTCCAAACAATAAGATCACGGCATTCGCCGGAGAATCTGCCACGGGGAAGACCTTTTTTGTACTAGGTGTATTGAAGAAGTTCCTTGATGACAATCCAGATGGCGGTGTTATTTACTTTGACACTGAGGCCGCTGTAACTAAAGATATGATGGAGACACGAGGCATTGATGTAAATCGTGTTGTCATTTCAGAGCCGCAATCTATCGAAGAGTTTCGCACCAATGCTGTGCGGATGCTGACTTCATACCTTGATAGTAAAGATCAGCCACCAATGATGATGGTGCTTGATTCACTTGGTATGCTTTCATCATCCAAAGAACTTGAAGATGTTGAGAGTGGCAAGCAAACAAGAGACATGACCAAGTCGCAGTTGTTGCGTGGTACTTTTCGTGTGCTATCACTGAAACTTGCTAAAGCAAATGTGCCTCTGCTTGTTACAAATCATGTGTATGATGTAATTGGCTCATACATTCCGCAAAAAGAAATTTCTGGTGGTTCGGGCTTGAAGTATGCGGCATCGTCTATTGCTATGCTGACAAAAAAGAAGGACAAAGATGGTACCGATGTGATTGGTAACATTATCAAAGTTACTATGCATAAGTCACGTTTCACTAAAGAGCAGAAAAAAGTTGAAGTGAAACTGTCGTATGATAAGGGTCTAGACAGATATTACGGCTTGCTAGACCTAGCAGAAAAGTACGAGATTATCAAAAAGGTCAGTACTCGTTATGAAATGCCAGACGGTTCTAAGGTGTTTGGCAAAGCAATCAATGAGAACCCTGAGAAATATTTTACTGATGAAATTATGGCTCAACTTGAGGTGGCCGCAAATGCAGAATTTCTGTATGGTCAAGATGATGTAGAAGATAAACAAATAGAAGAGGTAGTAGATGCATGATTGAAAAATTCTTAGCAAAACTTGCAAAAAATGTATCAATAATTTTAGTGACATTTGGTATAGCGTATTCATTTGCCAGAGTTGGTGAAGTATGGCTTGGCGATTCATTTTGGGGATTATTAATCCTTATGGTTGGCGGGCTTGTACTCTGGGTAGCAGAGCGAAGTTGGGATGAAGCAAAACAAGATGTTTGAAGTAATCCAACATGATGATGCATTCCATGAAGACCTACAATGCATTCATATCACAGAAGGCGACTTTCAAGGAATCGTCTTTCAGTATGATAATATTCGCTTAGAAGAAGATAGTGATGATCCAACAGTCAGTTTTAATTTCATTACAGTCAAAAATGAAAATAATCTTGACTTGACATCCGATGAATTTGTAAGTATACTAGGTGAAATATTAAACGATCTGCTTAGGAGTTTTGTTGATGCGAATAGAACTGATGGTACTGAAACACCTTCTGAATGATGAAGGTTATGCCAGACGTACTTTACCATATCTCAAAGGAGATTATTTCCAAGAGAGACACGAAAGAACGGTTTATGAAGAGATAGATAAATATATCTCCGAGTACAATGCTCTTCCGACACGGGAAGCATTGGTAATTGAACTTGATACCAACAGTAAAATATCCGATGAAGACTTCTCTGAATGTAGTAGTCTTATTGGTGGTCTTACTATTGAGGAAGAGGTCGATAAAGAATGGTTAATTGAAAAGACCGAAAAGTTCTGTCAAGAGAAAGCTATTTACAATGCAATCATGCAGTCGATATCAATCATTGAAGGAGATGCTAAAAGCGACAAAGGAGAAATCCCTGAGTTACTATCTGATGCGCTTTCTGTGTCTTTTGACCCTAGTGTTGGTCACGACTTTCTGGATGATAGTGATGATCGGTGGGACTTTTATCATCGCATTGAAGAGCGTATTCCATTCGATATTGAATACCTCAATACAATCACTAAAGGCGGTCTGCCAAAAAAATCACTGAACATTATTCTTGCTGGTACTGGTGTAGGTAAATCACTTGCCATGTGCCATATGGCATCTGCTAATCTTCTAGATGGTAAGAATGTTCTCTATATCACTATGGAAATGGCAGAAGAGAAGATTGCCGAACGTATTGATGCCAATCTATTGAACGTCACGCTGGACGATCTTGGTGCCCTGTCTAAAGAGATGTATAACAAGAAGATTGCTAGAGTGAAAGGTAAAACGTCTGGTAAGTTGATTGTCAAAGAATATCCTACAGCATCGGCACACACCGGTCACTTCAGACATCTTCTTAATGAATTGAGATTGAAGCGTTCATTTATACCAGATATTATCTATATTGATTATTTAAATATCTGTATGTCATCACGGATCAAATCTGGTGCCAATGTCAACTCGTATACACTGATCAAGTCGATTGCAGAAGAACTAAGAGGATTGGCTGTTGAAAGAGTGGTGCCTATTGTATCGGCGACACAGACTACAAGAAGTGGCTTTTCAAACTCTGATGTTGGTCTTGAAGACACTTCTGAATCATTTGGTCTGCCAGCAACGGCCGACTTTATGTTTGCTTTAATCAGTACTGAAGAACTACAAGAACTCAACCAGATCATGGTCAAGCAGTTGAAGAACAGATATAATGATCCCACATTCTATAAGAGATTTGTTGTGGGTGTTGATCGGGCAAAGATGCGTCTATATGACGTAGAACAAGAAGCACAAAATGGTATAACAGATAGTGGTCCTGTTATGGATAATTCTGAATTTGGTGAAAGATACCAAGAGGAAGAATCTATGAAGTGGGCTACAAAGAAAATGGGACGAAAGGATTTTAGTGGTATAAAGGTATGATCGAAATAGCAATAGCCGCCGCAATATCTTGTAATCTNGTTTCTCAAAATATTGACAAAGATAGTGATGATAAAGATAGAATGTGTGTGTACAAATGTCAGAATACAAAGAAGCCGNAGATAGTTTATACAGACCCTATTTACTGGTGCCCCAAGCAACTATATGTGAAGAAAAAGGAAGACTGATGAATTATGAAGTTAGACGCCATGGCGAGACTTATAAGATTTATGAAAAACCTACTCAACAGTATATCTTCAAATCTGATAAGCGAATCACTTGCGAATCGCATTGCAAAAAGTTGAATAATGGGTCAGGATTTGATGGAGAAACACCTTTATTTTTCAGTAACTTAAATAGAGTGGTTGACAATGCTTAATTTGCCTGTTATATTATACACATAATTGAGTTGAAGGGATTAGGGTCTGATCCAGAGAGCAACAATGACCCGCTCGACAGGCTTTGCTAAGGCCGACAGAGTTTCCCATCTCAGGCTTACTGGGTGGCAGACTGGACTCAATAGAGGGAAGTGACAGAGGCTGGAAATCTAGAATCACTGAATGATTTCTCCCCTCTGCCCTCGTTTTCTACTACTGAGGTACCATGATTTATATCAACGTAACAGGAACTAGAAACAAGAAGAAAGCGGCTCTCGCAAGGGATGCCGCTATCTTTGCTTTTGAACATCTGATGCCTAGAATGAAGAAACAGGTGGACCTTGAAATAGTATTTGCCAAACTAGATGGTATTTGTGCGGACCAAGTTGAGACTGGTGACCGTGAATTTGAAATTGAGGTTGATAATAAATTGCAGGGCGATGAATTGCTGACTGCAATCTTCCATGAAGTTGTGCATTGTGTGCAAGACTTGCGTGGTGGTAAAAGTGATTGGGACAAGCCATACTATGAGCGTCCCCATGAAATTGAGGCTTACAAAAAACAAGAAATTATTTTAGAAAAATGGCAAAAAGGGGTTGACATTTTGGCCAATCCTGCTACATTGTATAAGTAAGTTGATTAGTGATTCGCAAAGAGAGAGGTTGATTATGGCTTATATTTCACAAGACACCAAGAAAGAACTTGCTCCTGCTATTAAAGCAGTCCTTAAGAAGTACAACATGAAAGGTACCATTGGTATTAATCACCACACCAGCCTTCGGGTTCGGGTCAAAGAAGGACCGCTCAAGTTTGATGAGTATGAGCAAGTCAACCATTACCACATTGAAAAGTTCTACGGTAAAGGCACCAAAGAAACTGCTTTTCTAACTGAACTTCTCATGGCTATGAAAGGTACTAAGTGGTACGACAAGAGTGATTATCAGACCGACTACTTTGATACCGCTTACTGGATCGACATTCATGTTGGTCAGTGGAACAAGGCTTACGTTCAAACTACTTAGAGAGGTTATATTATGAGCAATATGCATAATGAAATGATGAAAGAAACTATTCTTGATGAAGTATTAACAATGACTGTTCAAGACCTTCAAAATGCTATGATACATAGAAAGATAGAAGGAATCACCGTTATTGATGAAATTGTTGA